TCGAGTTTCGCCAGCTTGCCGTCGGCGATTGCGCGCTTGAAAAAGTCGTCGTACAGCTTGTGGACGTGCAGCAGGTAGCGCAGTTTCTCGCGCCCGTCCACGTCATCCATCGGGCTATTCGTCCACAAGTCGATGATGTGCGCGCGGATGTGCTCCCGCGCCTCGACCATCATCTCGTCCTGCCACAGCCGCTCGGCCTCTGCGGCCCGTCGCTGCGGGTCGGTCACTTCAGCGCATCCCGTGCAGCCCGCAGCCGCAGCAGTTCAACATTCGCGGCAATCGTCATGTCAGCCGCGGTCACGCCCGTTTCACTCAGGCTCAGGCTCAGGCTCAGGCGCATCAAGCGCCTGCTGCACTTTCACGGCCAGCGGCAGCGCCGCCTGCGCGACTTGCAGCCCGCCCGCCTTCACGGCGACATCCAGCAGGCCCATCAGCGCGCGGGCTTCGTCTTTTGTCAGTTCGAGCGTCATGTCAGTACGCCAGGATCACATCCGCACGCTCTTGCGTGATGAGGTTTTGCGACACGAGGTAGGCCAGCCCCTGCACGACGGTGTCCGAGTACAGCCGCACGGTGGGCGTGGCACGCACCTGCGTGAGGAAGCCTGCAACCAATTCATCGGTCGCGGCAGCGGCGGTGATCGCGGCGTTTTCCTCGGCGGTGAACCGCAGCACGAAGTCGGCGGAGAAGATCGTGCCGACGTTATAGGCATCGGCCCAGCTATTCAGCCACTCTTCAACGCGGGCTTGCAGATACGCCTCGGGCGTCGCCGCGTCGGGGAAATTCGAGCCGTGCTGCGCTTGGTCTGCGTCGACCGCTGCGAGTTGACGGGCGTCGGTGATGGTCACAGTGATCATGGGTCAGTCCTTTTGTTCAAGCGGCTAGACACAGCACGTTACTGAGCGTCGCGTCGCCTTTGTTGCGCGTGCGCTTATAAGCATCGACCACGATTTGCGGGTCAAGCATTGCGTTGCGCGGATCTTCGGGGACAAACTTCGATTCATCCCACTTCTCGCCCATGTAATATTGCAGGTTGGCATTGTGTGCGTAGCCGTACTGCGTCCAGCGCGTCGATCCCCAGATGACGACGCCGGCCTTTTTCACGCTTGCGGAGAAGTGTTGCAGGCATGAATCGACGCCGATGAACCCTTCGGCACCTTTGAGCATCTCATGTAGCACCGCCCACGGCTCAGGGCACTTGAGCGCCCCGGCGAATCCCGGTTCATTGGGCAACGTCGCATCGATGACTGTGACGTTGGGATACTCCGCGCGCAGGCGCGAGACGACTTGCTGCGCCAAGTACAGCGGGTAGTTCCGCAGGGGGTTGTGGCTGGCGTAGTGGTTATTCGGGCTCCAGCCGACCGGAGTCTGACCGCCGCTAAACTGCACCATCATGTACTTGCCGGTAACGCCGTTCTTTTCCAGCCACTCACGCGCCTGATCGGCCAGATGCGTGGTGTACAGCTTAGGCGTCATGCGCGGGTCGTAATCGACCCCGAAGAGTTCGCAGTAGGACTCGATCAGATGCTGGCGGCCGAGCGCAAAGTTGCTTTTGTACGGCTCGCAATAGTAGATGTTGTCCGACGCCATGATGCGCGGGTCGTTGAGCGGCAGCGACTGTTCGTACGCCATCTTGACGTCTGGGTTGTACGCAAAGCAGTCGATGTACGGCGTGTAAATCTGAATCCCCTGCCCCGCCTTTTTTGCAAGCTTGGGGATCAGCGCGGTGAACGCCGTGCACTTGCCGATGCCGCCTTCGATTACGTAGGTGTTGAGCATGGCTAGCTTCAGTTGAGCTTCGACTTGAGTTGCGCGAGTTCAGCGGACAGTTCCTGCACGGCCCGTACCAGCACTGGGATGAGCGCCCCAGGCGCAGCAGTGAGGATGCCGTTCTCGCGGGACTCGACCATTCGGACGGTTTTGGCACCGTGCGCCTCGATGGCGCTTTGAGCTTCCTGCGCGATGAAGCCCAGATAGGTTGCGCCGGGGTCTCCATGCACGCGCTCGGTGGAGTCATCGTGCCCTGGCACGCTCGGGTTGATGTCGCAGCGGCGCTTCCACTGGAAATTCACCGGGCGCAGATCGTTGATCAGCGCGAGACCGATCGTGCTCGGGTGGATGTTTTCTTTAAGACGTACATCGGACGATGCAGCCCATGAGGTGTCGGAACCGTCGAGGTCGAGTTCCGCGATGTTCGCGCCGCTGCCGATGGTGATCCGGTTGTCGGCGGTTGCGACGACGTTCACACCGATCGCGATTCGATTCGCCGCCGTCGCAGACCCGGAGTCCGAGCCTCGACCGATCATCGTGTTCCCGGAGCCGGTGGTGATCGTGTCGCCTGCGGTTTCGCCGAGAGCGACGTTGCACGAGCCCGTGGTGTTGGCGCAGAGCGCCTGAAACCCCATCGCGCTGTTGCAGCACCCCGTGGTGTTGCAGAGGAGCGCATTCACCCCCACCGCGCTGTTACTGCCGCCCGTGGTGTTGGCGTAGAGCGCCTGCAACCCAACCGCGCTGTTGTTGACGCCCGTGGTGTTGCAGAGGAGCGCATTCACCCCCATCGCGCTGTTCTGGCAACCCGTGGTGTTGCAGAGGAGCGCACTCACCCCCACCGCGCTGTTATCGCTACCCGTGGTGTTGGCGTAGAGCGCATCCACCCCCATCGCGCTGTTGTTGACGCCCGTGGTGTTGTTGCGGAGCGCACTCAACCCCATCGCGCTGTTGTTGCAACCCGTGGTGTTGTCGCGGAGCGCATTCCCCCCCATCGCGCTGTTGCAGCAGCCCGTGGTGTTGTTACGAAGCGCATCTACCCCCATCGCGCTGTTGAAGATACCCGTGGTGTTGCAGAGGAGCGCATTCACCCCCATCGCGCTGTTGCAGCAGCCCGTGGTGTTGTCGCGGAGCGCATTCCCCCCCATCGCGCTATTGTCGCCGCCCGTGGTGTTGGTGAAGAGCGCATTTACCCCCACCGCGCTGTTAACGCTCCCCGTGGTGTTGGCGCAGAGCGCACTCACCCCCATCGCGCTGTTGTTGCTGCCCGTGGTGTTACAGCGGAGCGCATCCCGCCCCACCGCGCTGTTGAAACACCCTGTGGTGTTGGACTGGAGCGCACCCACCCCTACCGCGCTGTTGTTGAAGCCCGTAGTGTTACAGAGGAGCGCCTGCACCCCCACCGCGATGTTGCAACAGCCCGTGGTGTTTGCAGACAGGGTGCCGGACCCAAGTACCGTATTGTTTGCACCTGTCCCAGCAACCACGGCGCTGCGCAGCATCGTCTGCACAGTCGTCTGCTCGGTCACGCCGCCCTGCACAACGGGGACAAGCTCGGCACCCGTGAGCGGAGTCGTTGCGACGGGGAGCTCGGATATTTTCTTGTTAGCCATTGCAGCACTCGCTAAGTTTAGGACTCAAGCAGGATCAGCCCGCCGTCTTCAGTGAGAAGTTGATCGCCCGTTTCAAGCTCTAGCACCTGCGCCGGCGTTTCGTTGCCGCCGAACGGGCCCTTAGCGCACCACGGACCGCGCCCCTTCCACGGACTGCGCGCTTTCCACGGTCCGCGGCGCAGGAACGTCATTTGCTGCCGATGACCCCGAAGCGCGACGCCACGCCCGAGCCCGCCGTGCGCGTGGCCCGCAGCGCACGCACCGGCGCGTCCAGAACGTCGGTCGACAGCGTGGTGGCGGTGGCGTTCGGCCACGGATACCACAGCCGCCCGTCTACGCTGTACTCCACGAGCACGCTGTCACCGTCCAGCGGCTGCACGTAGACGGTCGCCGGGTACAGCACGTTCAAGTCGGCCGTGACGGCGGTAGAGCCCGTCAGTTCGCCGTGAAATTCGTCACGCAGTCCCATCAATCGCTCCTGCCGGCCGCATCGCGGCCGCTTGCATGTTTGCCTGCGCCTGGATGCGCGCGATCTCAATTCTTGCCTGCGCTTCCAACTCGGCCTTGAAGCGCGCAAGCACCATGTCCTGCTCGGCCCGCATGCGCTCCAGGTCCATCTGCTGCTGCATACGCTGCTGCTCGAGCGCAAGCTCGGCCTGGCCCATCGCCTGCTCCTGCTGCAATTCGGCCTGCGCTTTTTGCGCTTCCAACTGGCCCTTTTGCTGCACCTCGACCATCCGCGGGTCCGGCGGCGGCGCCTGCTGCGGCTGCGGCTGCGGGACGCTCCAGAACAGATCGCCCGACTTGAAGCCAGCAAGGTTCGTGAGCTTGTCGAGCATCGCCTTGACTTTGCCCGGCTCGGTCAGCCCCAGCGGAATCGCCGGCCCGAGTGCGATCTGCAGCATGTTCATCAGGAACTGCTGCTGCTCCTGCCTGTTGCCGTTGCCCAGCCCGACGCTGATGCTCATGTCCGCGCGCTTCACCCACTGGCGCGGGTCGACCGACACGTATTGATTGCGCATCCGCACGATCTGCGGCTGGCGCGCGTGCTTGAGCGTGAGCGCGTGGATCAGCAGGAATAGCTCCTTGACGGCCTCCGCGAACTGCCGCGCGACCATCTCGAGCCGCGCCTGCGACGCGCCCATGATCTGCATGATGCCGGTCGCGGTCTGGTTCAGGCTGTTCGCATCCAGCCCCGTCGTGTACCGCGTAATACCCGTGCGCGTCTCCCGCACCGCGTCCATGTATTCGATCACCGGCAGGCCCGCGCCGGCCGTCTGCGGCGTCGTCAGCGGCATCATCGACGTGCCGGGATCGCCATCCACGCGCACCAGTCCGCCGGGGCGGCTCACCAGCATGTCGTCGAGATTCACCCGCGCCTGGTCGACGGCGAACCGCGGCGCTGCAGACAGATAGGTCGCGTCCAGCACGCCACGCTGCAACGCCGTTTTAATGTCCTGAATGTCGCCCGCGATGTCGTAGACCGACTGGCCGTAGTGCTGATGGGGCAGCGGGAACGGCGCGAACGCAGCGATCGGGATGCAATCCGCGTCCTCGTCCAGCAAGATCGTCTTGCCGACCACGACGATGTGGCGCAATTCCGCCTTGCCCCTTCCCGCGTAGTCGCAGCGCATCCAGCATTCGCGGACCCGGACGCGGCGCATGCTCGGGTCCGACTCGCCCGCGTCCTCCCGATCCCGCCACGGGTTATCGCGGTCGCGAATCTCGGCTTCGTAGTCGTTGCCCGACTCGCCACCGTCGCTCAGATCGTCGGAAACGTCAAAGCCTTCCAGCCGCAACTCGCTCAGCGTCTTGCGCTCGCGCCGCTGCACGAAGTCGGCGTGCGCAAGCGACACCTTGTCGTGCTGCGCGGACACGTAGATGCGCTCCGGCGCCACCACTTGGAACTTCACGCACCCGTACATCACCGACCTGCGCAGCGCCACCGCATGCACCGGCTGGCCGTAGCCGTCAACCGCCGGCAGGTGCTCGACAATCTCGACCTCGGCGTCCTGCGCCAACATCGCGAATTCGTCGTCCGTCAGCCCGGCGTACCGCTCGATAGTCGTGTCCTCCGACTCTTCCCAATGCGCGAACACGTAGCCGGTTTTGCTCACCAGCCCGTCGTGCAAAAAGTCGTGCAGGACCTGGAAGCCCGCGTTGCGCTCGAGCGCAATATGGTTGACGTACTCGGTTTCCTGCTCGGCCGCTTGGATGTCCTCCGAGCCGCGCGGGGCGAATTCGGCGACCTTTTCGCCCGACAGGAAGATGCGCAGGATGCTCGGCTTGATGCTCTCTACGATGTCGTAGACGTCGCGCGACACCACCTGCGAGCGGCCGTCCGGCGCCGGGTTTGTGTTGTCGCCGAGGTAGTACCGCAGGCTGCGGATGCGGTCCTCGGACACCTCGCCCGCCTGCTCGGCCAGCCGTTCCTGCGTCTCTATCGCAAGAACCAGGGCTGCGTTAGTCATTTTTGCCATCACGCGGCCCGCGCAAAGTCGCCGTAAGACGTTTCGGCCACCGTAATGTAAGCCTTATGCGCCGCCTCCGGCGTTTTAAAAGTGCCGATGTATTTTGGCCGGTTATTTAGGCGAATCCACGCAGCATACCCGCTACCGTTCTTCTTGACTCCCTTTAAGCCAACGCGGTTATCTTTCCGCAGTTTAGCGTTGCGTTGATTTTCCGCCGCAGTGGCTTCCCGCAAATTGGCAAATCGGTTGTTCGCTCGATTGCCATCAATGTGATCGACTTCGTTTGCGGGCCACCTGCCCCGCATTACCAAAAACGCAACACGGTGCGCCATAACTTGCCGCCCAAACACCCGGACTCGAACGTAACCGCTTTTAGTAACCGTGCCGGCGACAGACCCCTTAACGCCGCTGGCGCGAGTCACTTTGCGCGTGAACAGGCCGGTTTCTGGGTCGTAATCAAACAGACGCGCAACGATCTCCCGCGCCTCAGCCGCTGGCACTCGGTCTTTGGCTTTCCGAGCATCGTCGCTAGGCAAACTCATACGATTCCTGCGTTGGAATACTTCAGCGGCGCGGCCTTGCCGCCACCATCACGAGACGCCACCGCGGCATAGCGGAATGCGTCCGCGCCGTGGCTGTACTCGTCGTGCAGCGGGTTGCGCTTGAACCCGCCGCGAATGTCATCCTTGTCCCACCGGTAGCGCCGCAGGCACTGCAGCCCATCGGCGCACCGCACCTCATCGAACCAGCAGCGGTTGAACATCTCGCGCGCTGCGTTGATGCCGTCCAGCACCGAAATCTGCGGCACGATCCGCACATTGAAACCCGCGGCCCGCGTGATGTCCTCGATGGACTTGCCAGTGCCTAGCTGCTTGGCCTGCGCGTCGTGCGGCAGCCAGATCGTCCGCAGCACGTAGCCGCGCGACTGCATGTCCGCCATGTACGACGACCACGGCCGCAGATGGCCCTGCATGTAGTCGATCAGCCGGAACTGCTGCCCGACCCACTGACCGAACCATGCCGACGTGTAGTCCGCCCATCCCAGGTCAAAATAGACTTCGACCGGCTTGGTCTTGTCGACCGGCACCTTGCCGATGCGCTCCTCCTCGGTCGCGCGCCGGATCTCGGTTGCGTAGATCGCACCCTCGAGCGTCTGCCGGCAGTTGCCTTCCCAGACCGTCAGGTAGGCGTCGGGGTCCGTTTCCTTCAGGTGCCGGCGCTCGGCGTCAAGCACGTCCGGGAACCACGGGTTGTCGTCCCAGTTGACCTTTGCGACAACCGCGCCGGGCGGCGGCGACAGCACAAAGCGCCGCCAGGATTCATCCGTGTCTAGCTCGGGGTTGAACGACGCCCAAATCTCGGAGCCGGCCTTGCGGATCGTAGGCACCAAGGTGTCCCACGATTCCTTGCTGACCGTCTGCGCTTCCTCCACCCAGCAGATATCCGCGCCTTCGTAGGACTTGATCGACGCGACGTTGTGCCGCAGGCCCTCGAATCCGAAACTCGTGCCGTTGCGGCCGAGAATGCGCGTGCGCTGGATTTCGTAGCGGTCCGCCAAGCCAAGCTGCCCGATCTGGTCGCTCAGCAGCGCGTGCACCGAATCCTGAATGCTGTTCTGGAACTCACGTGCGCACAGGATGCGCAGCGGCTTCTGCGCGCCGAGGATCAGCAGCGCGCGGGCGAATGACCACGACTTCGCCGAGCCGCGGCCCCCGTATGCGACCTTGTACCGCGCCGGCTGAAACAGGAACCGCAGCTTATTCGGGAACTCGGCTTGCAACGGCATCCCGGAACACGACTTCCATCACCGACTCGACCGGGCCGCCGTCCGGGCCGCTGACGTAGTTCTCAAGTGGCACGAGTTTCGGGTAGATGCTCGACCAGAACGCTGCTTCGTTCTTCGGCGACTCGCGCGCCCATTCGACCAGCCGGTCTACGCCGCCCAAGTCCTGCGCCGCCTGCGCGATGACTTCCTTGGCTGCGCGGCCCACCTTGTTGACGCTGCCCTTCGGCCTGCCGGGACCGGGCTTGCCCTGCCCGACTCGTTTTTCCTCGGTTTCATTAACCGGTTCCATATCTGGACTTCCCTCGCGGGTGTGGTCCGCAAAAAAAACGCCGCACAAGGCGGCGTTAACCATCGTTTGGGAGGAGGCTAGATGAACGCTGCGGAGGGTCCGCCGCCTTCGGATTTGAATCCTACAGCGTTTTGCGGTCGGCGCAATTCATTCTAGGCCTTTTCTGCGCAATATTTCCATCAGCGATTCCCGCGCGCGCTCGTACACGACTTCCAGCGGCTCACCTAGCGGCCGGCTGGTGCCCAGCACCGCATTCGACACGGCGTCGCGCTCGATTGCCGACAGATCGTCCACGGCGGCGTCGACCGCCCTGGCGAGCGAATCCTCGGCAGACGAAAACAGCGCCTCGAAGTCGGTAGCGCCGGTGCCGGACATGCCGAGCGACCGCGGCCGGAACCCAAGATTCAGATTCGACCGGCGCAGCCACGTGCGCCAGATTTGCAGTAGCTCGGACAGGCGCTTGTCAGTCATTGCAGCCACGCTAGAGCGCCCCAGGCGGCCGCGGCGGTGTACCCCGCTACCCCCATAGCCAGCACCCGCGGCGAGCGCCCGGAATCGGCCAACCAAAGCTCCAGAAGCACCACCGCGGCGCGGATGCCGCAGTACGCGGCCATAGTTGCGACGTACGTGCTCAATCTCGCCCCGCCATTTGCCTGCGCAGCGCGTTCTCGATGCAGATCAAATGCGCCGCGTACTCCCGCAGCGGACACGTCGCCAGCGGGCCGGCCTGCGTGATTGCACGCGCGGCGGCGTCGGACAGCCACTGAATCATCTCGTCTATGGTCATGACACGTTCTCCACTCTCAGCGTCCACCTGCCATTCGCCGCGCGGCGCCGACCGATGCGAATCATGTGCAAGTAGCCCGCGTCTATGCCGTAATCGGCGGCGATTTCGTGCAGGCTGCGGCTGTCGACACGCATCGCCGCGACTTGCTGGTCCGTGAACCGGGCGTTCGGATTGCGCTCCCCGTACTGATACGTTCCGTGCCGTATCCGATCGGCGACGTTCTCCTTTGGCAGTGCCCACCGAAGATTGTCGAGCCGGTTGTTAGCTGGGTTCCCGTCGTTATGGCAGCAGTAGTGCCCCGGCGGGCGCGCGCCTATAAACGCCTCCGCGACCAACACATGCACCAGCCTCAGTTTGGCGCCCGCCCTTACACGTAGGTGCCCCCATTCATTCGGGCGTGACTTCAACACCTTGCCGCGCATCCAGAACCGTACGCCGTCACGCCTGACCACTTCTCGCGCCACTGAGCGAACTCGGCCAAGATCCGATGCCTCGAATTGTTCAAGCCCTAAACACGGCGCCCATCTTTCCGTCATGACAGATCCACCACGCGCAGCCGGCCGTCGCGGCGCCAGCCCCACACCTCGATCCGGAACCCAGCCTCGCGCACCAGGCCGACCAACGGCGAGTCGGCGACCTTGCGCACCCTCTTGCTGACGCTCGTGTCGTCTGTCGCCTGCACAAGCAAACGTTCGCCCGCCCGAATTGCCAGGACGTCGGCGAAGCCAAACAAATCGACCTTCCACGTCTTGTGCGGCGTACGCTCGTTGCGCTCGACGACCTCCGCGTGCCAGCCCTGCTCGCGCAGGTAGGCGAGGCTGCGTGCGGTGGGCGTCATAGATTTAGCCCGTGCTGCTCAGGCTTTGGCGGCTCGTGCGGGATCAGCGGCGCCTGCCGGTAGGCGTCCTCAATCCGTCGGCAAGCGATGTCGAAGTATTTTGGCTCGCGCTCGATGCCGATGAACTTGCGGCCCATTTGCGCACAAGCAACGCCAGTCGTACCGCTGCCCATGAATGGATCAAGAATTACGCTTGCGTCAAGCTTCAGCATAATGCGGACCATCAGCGCCACCGGCTTTTGCGTCGGATGCTGCAACTGTTCGCCACGCGCAATATTAGCGGCCGGAAGATTTTGAAATAGCGCTGGATCACGAAGAACGGATTCCTGCCGCTTTCCAACCCACTTTGACTTGTCTCCCGTAATGTATATCTCCTCATGTGTCAATTTCCAAGGGAATGCCAAATCGCCCATCCCGACGTGAGACCCTTTGTCCCAAACCAGCGTGATGTGAACGCCGCTAGGTTTCGGACACTTTGGAGACCCGAACCAAACGCCCGCGTCCGCGCGAACTGCAGCAAAAACAGCATCGCGAATTGCCGTGGATTCGTCCCCGACAATAACCTCGTTTGACTTATTAACCGCTACGTTTAATCCATACGGCGGATCAGTAATTACCGCGTCCACCTTTGGCAGCGTCGGTAATATTTCAAGGCAATCGCCAAGATAAAGCGTAGCGTCGCCGATACGCTCAACCCTACTCATCCCCGCCGCTCCTGATGCCAATCGCCGCGGCACCGATCCATCGCCAATTGCACCGCCACCTTCGCCCGCCCCCACCACCGCAGCGTGCGCGGCTCGGCGCACAGCAGCGCGGCGGATGCGTCGTCCTGGCGCGCGTGGCGGCAGGTGCGGCAGGTCATGCGTCGTCGCCCTTCGTCGGTATAGCAACCAACATGCGGTCCAGCGTCTCGTCTAGCGCGCGGCGCAGAAAATCGTGCCATGCGTGGGACTCGACGCGCCGGGCCATTGCCTCAAACAGCGCGTAGCACATTTCCGGCGTCAGCCGGTCTTGCGTAATGCGCACGGACAGCCCGGATGCAAGCATGCGCGCCACGATTGAAATTCCGGCTTCTGCGCCAGCTTCGTCCTCGTTCATGTCGCACCGTCATTGCCAGGCCAGCGTTTTTTGAATTCGCCGCACCAACTGTCCACTAAAACGACCGGCCACTCTCCCCAAGGATCGGATTTCAATTCCGGCCTCCAGTAGGCCGGCATCCGCGGAGCCAATCGGCGGCACTCACCGCTGTCGCCTTCGTTTCTTGCTTCCCACGACACTAGATCGAAAAACATGCAGTTTGCGCACTGCCTGTCGCTCATCGCCGCCCCCCGCTGAATTCGTACACCCGCCCTTCCGTATCGCGCATCGGCTCGTGGTAGCGGCCGGTCATGCCTGCTCCGGCATGCGCTTGACGGCCCCGGCCAGCATGGCCCGGATGCGCGCCAACTGCTCGGCACCGCGCGCAATCTCCTCCGGCGTGCGCCGCGGAACCGGCAGTGCTCGCCGATGTTCCGGCGCAGGCACCTTCGACTCCACCAGCCGCACGAATTCCGGCAGCGTCGGCGGCCACGCGCCACACTCAGCCGGCATCGCCCGCACCGCCTCGGCCAATACGTCGCGCGGGAACCGACCAAGCGCACCCGCCCAGGTCGCCTTGACCTGCTCCGGATTCACGCCAGTCCACATCGCTGACATCTTCTGCACCCCGTACGCGGCGGTCATCCGCTCGAAGATGCGCTCCACCCATGCCGCCGGCAGCGGCTCGCAAGTCGATGACATTCGCACTCCCAGTCAACGCCGCGAGCGTCGCTTGGCGGGCGTCCGCCTGCGGCGAAAGGCGCGGCACCCGTTTGAACCAGTTAGCCACGAACTTTGGCGCGGACTTCGGGCTTGCGGGCCGACGTGCGGGGTTCGTCTCTAGCCAGATCACCATCTGCGCGAATTCATAGTCGGCAGACGGGTACAGCAGCCGGTAGGAATCGATCACCGCCGGGGGCATCTGGTAGTCGCCGGATTTAGTTGGCAGTTTCACGCGGCCCCCCATGTGACGCTCATCGCGTCGCGCATTGCGTCAAACAATTCCGCCGTTGGCACCGCGACACTAACCGTCATGTAATTCCCGTTATCCGCCTCAACGCGCCTATGTCGCTTCGTCCAATCGTGGCGGTTTTCCCGCCACGCGAACCGCAGCGCGTGGAAAGGCAGCAGGTAACAAATTTTCGACGGCAACACGGCATAAGCGATGTAATCGCAAGCTAAGTCTTTTGCGACCCAGCCAGGCACGCGGCGGTCGACGTCCGACCAGTACTCAAGCAACACGTCTCCGTAATCTGTCTCGCGCACCTTTTCATCGACATGCAACGACTTGCCGGAAGCCAGGATCAGCACGCGGTCAATACCCCCGCGCTGCGCCCACCCGTCGGCGCGAGCGCACACCGTCGCCGCCAGCGTAGGAAACGCTTTTTTGTACACCTGGTCCCATATCGGGTTGTCCGCCTGCTCGGCAGACACGGCCAGCGAGCGGCGGAAGCTGTGAACGGTCATGCCGCCTCCGCTTGATTGCCCCACACGGCCCACCCCGGACGCGGCGAGCGACAGAACAATTCAACGCGCGGGAGATCCCCGTACATTTGTTCGATCAGTTCGTAGAACGCTTCTGGCTTTTTGCTGTGCGCCTCGCGCCGGCTACGAACAACCGACGAAGGCCGATTTGCCGGAAGCGGCGTAACAGGGGAGCCTTTAGTCGCAACTAGCAGCAGTTCGTGCTGCTGGCGGAAGTAATAGCCCATGCCAATCACTTCCTTGTCCCATACCGCGCACGTCCGATAATCAAAGCCCCAGGCGTCAAGCACTTTGAACGCCTCTCCAAGCTTCGGACTTGTCGCCCACATAAACAGCACGCAGTCGTCCGTCGCAATCTCGCCAACCGGCAGCGCGCAAATCGCGTCCAGTTCCATCGTCGGGTACTGGTTCTCAATAGCGCGGCTCTCGGTTTCTATATACTCATAACGCCACGGCGGATCGCAGTAGATCACCGGGAACTTAGCCGCCATGTCCAGTGGCCTGTCGCCCGCACTAATCTCGACGATTTTCGCAACACGTTCAGCGCGGCGCCCCTCGGCCTTTTTGGCGCGGATTTCTTTCGCTGCCGCAAGAATTTCCGACTCTCCGCGCGCCACGATCTCGACTTGCTCGGCCTTCGGCAGTTCGGCAACGTCAGCGGCAGCGGACACGCTCACGCGACCCGCCTGAACCGCCTGCAGCAATTCCGGCGCTCCGCCGTCAATCACCACTTTCGCGCGCTGCACCGCCCGCCTGTCTACGTTCAGCAGTTCGGCCGCTTCTCGCTGCGTTACAGGCGCAATTTGCGCCTCTACACGATCGGCCCGAATCCCATGCGGAAGGGTTGCAATGTTTGCCGCCACGATGGCGCGCTGGTCGTCGCTCAAGTGCCGCCGTCGCAGGTTCAGCGACACCACGAAGCCTAGAACGTCGTAGCCGTCGTACTCGCGCGAATGGCACGGAATGCCCAATTGCTCGCAGGCGTCCCAGCGGTGCCGGCCGTCAATAAGCAGACCGTTGTGCGTCCAAACCAGCTCGCGCTGGCCGTTTGCAGAAATGTCCGCGACTAGTTCGGCAAATTCGGCCGCCGCCATTCTCGGGAAAATGTTTGCTACCGGGTGAACTTGCATTCGGGGCTAAATCCCTTGTGTGTGCGTGTTGCGCGTGTACTTCCACCCAAAGACCCCCCTACCCCCCACGGGTAGAAAAGCCCTTCCACCGCCCTTGCGGGCATCCTGCAATCACCGGCTTGCAGGTCCGACCACCGCGCGGCCCTAGTCCGCGTACCGATTGCATCTCGGTTGGATGTCTGCCCTTTCCTTCCGCGCAGCGAGGCAGCAGCGCTCTTCGTTACGGCCCGGAGTGCCGCATTAGTCGTTCAGCCCATCCGATACCGCGCGACGTGCTTCCCCGTCGGCGTCTTAATCTTCTCGACCACGATGGGATGCCCCATCTGCCTAAGCTCAAGCACGCGGCTCGCCAGCCGGAAGCATCCGAACTCGTGCAGCGCCTCCAGCGGCGTGATCGCGCGGCCGGCGCGCAATGCGTCGAGCACCATCTGCGTCTGCGTCATCGCGTCTCTCCATCGAATCGCACGAATTCGCGCAGCGGCCGAACCTCCCGGCCGTCGAGCAGCCGCACGCGGACCTGGTGTCCGCTCGTGCGCACGACCTTCCCGCGCTCACCCGCCAGCGCGCCGCAGACCACCACGACCGGCGCACCCGCCGGCGGCAGTCCAACGCCGCCCGTGTCCTGCAGCCACTGCGCCAGCCGCGCGCGGTGACGCTCGCCGAGCGCGATGTCTCGCCACTCGCGATCCGTGCGATCGCCGCCCGACAGGAGCCAGTGCCGCGACCCGCGCGGCTGCCGACGATGCGCCGCCAGCGCCTCCGGATCTGCGGCCAGAATGCCGGTCAGCCGAGCCACGGCGCGTCGTCCGCGGGCGGTGGGGCCGGCGCCGGCTTGGGCAGGCGGCCGAAGGGCCAACGCGGGTCGCTGCGGTCCATCAGGCGGACTCGCGGGCTTGCCGCTCGAAGTGCCGCCGCAGCGCGTCCACCGTCGACGAGCGTGGGTCCGTCGTGACGCCGTACTTGATCTTCGCCAGCGTCGGATGGGGCACGCCGGTTGCCTGCTCGAGATCGCGCAACTGCGCCTCCGAGCACCCCTTGACCGCGGCGATGACTTGCAAAGTGTCCATGGGCGCACAATCTACCGCATCCGGTGTCCTTTGTCTACCAGATTCGGTGCCCTAAATCGCGTACGCTTTGCCCGTGCCCCGCACAACCCTCAAAGCAGTCCTGTGGCAGAACGTCCGGGCGCTGATGGTGGCGAGGTACGGGAAGGAGAACCTGACCCGGTTGGCGGCCGACTGCCACTTCGGGCCGGGGACGGCGACGCGGCTGAAAGAGCAGCGGACGTCGGTCGGATTGGACGTCATCGACCAAATCGCGGTGGCGTTTCAGGTCGATCCGTGGCAACTCCTAGTGCCGGGGATGAACCCCAGCAACCCTCCCGTACTGCGTCAAGCCAACGACGCCGAGCGCGAGCTCTACAAGCGGCTGCTTCAAGTAGCTAAAGACCTCTCCAGCCTCGACCCTAAGTAGGTTCGCGGAACGGTCCTACAGCCGCTTGTGCGCAACCTACCGAATGCGGTTGACACAAGGTACCGCATCCGGTAGCATCTCCCCATCGCCGCACCCCGCGGCGCAGGAGAGCCCGATGCACACCGACCCGGCCTTGATTGACGCCTACCGGCACACGGCGCGCGCGGTGCGACGCGAGCAAGCGCGCAACGAATTCATCGACGTCCGCGTGGGCGAGCTCATCTGCATGTTCGACCGCGACCCCGCGCAGCCGATTGCGGCAATTTTTGCCTACGGCCCGCGCGTGGAGATGCGCGAGGACGTCGTGGCGTTCGCGATCGAAACCGACGGCAGCCCCGACTTGCTGCTCGGCCGGGCGCTCACGTGCCCGCTCGTGCGGCGCGACCTGGTGGCGCGGTACGCGCTTGCGCGGGCCGAGGTCGAGGCCGACCGGTTAGCCAACGAGTTCGACGATCAGGAGGGCTAGATGGCTACTTTGTTCTCGCGGCGCGCGATGAAGCGCGCGGACCCTAACCCGCACGGCCTGACGTGGGCTGACATCCAGCGGCCCCAGCCGCCGCGCCCACCAAGCGGGCTCGCGTTGGCGCTCTTCATGGCCGGTGCAATCGGTTTTGCCGCCGGCGTCGCGCTGGTGCTGCTGGCGACGGGAGCCGCGTGATGTACCTCGACCTGCTGATCGACTTCCTGCGCGCCGCCGCGCAAATCGCAGCCGCGGCGTTCGTCGGCTGGTTTGCCGCGGCAGGCGCGGCGTGGATTTTTGGAGGGATGCTGTGAAAATGGAAACACCGTTCGACTCGCCGCCGGCCGCAGCGCCCGCGGCACAACTGCACGCCGCGATGGCGCGCGCGTTCGCGCAGATCGAAGGCGCGGTGAAAGGCAAAACCAACCCCGCATTCCGCTCGAAGTACGCCGACCTGGCCGCGGTGGTCGATGCCATCAAGCCCGCGCTGTGCGAGCACGGGCTGTGGTTCCTGCAGCGCACCAGCCGCGCGGATGGCGGGGTGTGCGTCGAAACCGTCATCCTGCACGCCAGCGGCGAGTCGATGTCGTGCGGCACGCTCTACATGCCAGCGACGAAACAGGACGCACAGGGCTACGGCTCCGCGCTCACATACGCGCGCCGGTACAGTCTGATGGCGGCGTTCGGCGTGCCAGCCGAGGACGACGACGGCAACGCGGCGGCGGGCCGTGGCAACGGCCGCCAGGACGCGCCAGAGCCGCCCGCGGCGGGTGAGACGGACGAGATGCTGTCCGCGCTGCGGGAAGCCGCTACGCAGGGTTCTGCGGCCTTGCAGCGGGTGTTCGCCGCGCTGCCCAACGGCGCAGCCAAGCGCGCGGTGTGGGACACGCACGCCGCGTCGCTTAAGGCTGCGGCTGCGAAGGCTGACAAGGTGGCGGCGTGAACGCCAACGAGAAAGCCGCGTGGCTGTCGGCGCGCTGCGGGCGGCTGTCCGCGTCTCGGATGGCCGATGCTATGGACCGACTCAAAAACGGCAAGCCCGGCACGCGGCGGGCTGCGCTGCTCAAGGAGCTGTGCGCCGAACGCATGACCGGCGACAGCGTGCCGCACTACGTGGACGCGCGCATGCAGCGCGGGCTTGACCTGGAGCCCGAGGGCAAAGGTGAGTACGAAATGCGCACGGGCCGCCTGCTGCAGCCCGTCGGGTTTGTGACGCACCCGGATATCCCGGACTTCGGCGCCACGTCCGACGCGCTGGTGACGCTGCCGCACGGCGTGGCGACCTGGGAAATGAAAGCGCCAGATACCGTGCGGCACATCGAATACATCCTGGCCGGCCAGCAGGTGCCCGAGCAGTACCAGCCACAAGTGGTCGCGCAATGCGCGGTGCACCGGCTGCGGCACGTCGTGTTCGTCAGTTATGACCCGCGCGTCCTGAATCCCGCCAAGCGCATGCACATCGTCGAGTGGGAAGTGCCAGCGGAGCGCATCGAAGAAGTTGAAGCAGCGGCCCGCGAGTTCCTCGCGGAACTGGAAGCGTTGTTTGACGCCGTTGCGACGGCATAGGAACTGGCATGGACTTCGACAACACCAACCGCGGCGCGCTGTTCAGGAACGCCCGCCGCGAGTCGGAAAAACACCCCGACTACCGCGGCACGCTCAACGTCGGCGGTACGGACTACTGGCTGTCCGCGTGGCTGAAGATCAGCAAGACAGGCGAGAAGTACTTAAGCGTGTCGGTGCAGGCGAAAGACGACGCGCAGCCCGCCAAGCCCTCGCGCGAGCCCGGTAGCGACGACGACGCGATTCCGTTTTAGCCCCGAGCGCGGGCCGGCGGCCATGCCGAACACATCCCGCCGCGATGCGCCCGCGGCGGGGCCGCGAGAAGTGATGCTTCATACGACATTTGCGCTGCTGCGCAAGCAGGGCGCCTGCGAGTCGGGGTATCGAAAGCTCGCCAAGCGTCTTGGCGGCGTCCGCACCTACGGTCGCAACCAACTGATCCCGCTGTCGGTCGTACTCGACTCTAACGGGATCAGCTATGCCATATGGTGTCTGGGTTCGACGACGGAGCCTTGCGATCGGTTCGCGCGGCTGCTTGCGGTGAACTTCGTGCGGCAAGTGCTGCACCTGATGACCGACCCCCGATCACTCGCCGCGCTGGACGCGGCAGAGCGGCGTGCGTGGGGTAAGGCAACCGATAAGGAAATCATGACTACACGGGTAGCTGCGTCGGATGCGGCGCGGGGCAGCGGGCGGTACTCTGCGGAAGCTGTTGCTGCGTGGGCCGCTGTGGCGACCTGTACGCTGGGCGATGCGTCGAAGGCTGCGCGGATCGCTGCATCGTGCGCCGCCTGGGCCGCCGCGAACGCTGCCGCACGGGCCGCCGCGAAGGACGCCGCGTGGGCCGCCGCGTGGGTCGCTGCGAGGGACGCTGCGAGGGACGCCCAGGCCGACATCCTGCGCGAGATGCTGGGGAATGAGCGATGAGCGGCGGGGCGATGAACTATCTGTACCGCCGGCTGGAGGACGCAATTTTCGACACCAGCACCGCCGAGCGTCGGGCGTTCCGAGAGCATCTGTCGAAGGTCGCCAAGGCGCTGCACGACATCGAGTGGGTCGACTCGGGCGACAGTGTGCCGGGCGATGAGAACGCTGCGATCCGGGCGTGCGTCGGCGATGCGGCCGTGCTGGAGGCCGCCATCGACCGGGCGCATGAGGCGCACCGAGATCTGACTCAAGAGCTGGAGCGGGCGTGCCGGGGGCGGCCGACGTGATCCTGACCACCGCCGACCTCGCCGCCCTCACCGCGCGGAAGCGGCCGAGCGCGCAGCGGAGGGTGCTGGCGTGAGTTTGCCCGGCGAGGTGCTGACGCTGGACGAACTGCGCGCGGCCAGCGGATACCGGCAGAGCGCGGCCATCCGGCGCTGGCTGGACGCCGAGGGCGTACCGTATTTGACCTCGCGCACCGGCCTGCCGCTCGTGCGCCGCGACGATCTGCGCGGCCGTGGCGTCGCCGCGGTGCGCCTCAACCTCGGAGCCCTTGATGGCACCCGCCGGAAGACCGCGACGGCCTGACCGCCGCAACCTGCCGCCGGGTGTGTACGCTCGCACCCGCAACGGCACCACGCGCTACTACGACGCTCAAGGGCGGGCGCTGGGCACGGACCTGCGTCGCGCCGCCCTCACGATCGCCCAGCGCGCGTCCGACGATGCGCAGGCCGCCACCGCCACATGGAGCGCCGCCAGCACGCAGTACCGCACGCACATCGACGCGCAGCACCTGGCCGGCGCCCTCTCGGACGAAACCGTCAAGGCGTACCGCAAGCACCTGACGCGCTGGGACGAGACACTGGGCGGCACGCGGCTGGACGCGCTGCGGCCGATGCACGTGCGGATGATGCTCTCGCGTATGGACGACCGCCCGCACTGGCAGCAGGCGATGCTGGGCACGCTGCGCCGCGTGTGGGCGCGCGCGATCCATGTTGGCCTGACCGAGCGCACCGACCCGTCGGCCGGCGTGTCGCTTGGCAAGCTGCCCGCGCGCACCGTGCTCGTGACCGACGAGATGCTGATGGCGGTAGCCGCCCACGGCGATCAGGTCGTGCGCGACTGGTGCCGGCTCGCGGTGGTGTGCGGCCAGCGCGTGTCCGACGTGCTGCGCCTGACCCGCGCGCACATCATCGGCGACGAGCTGCGGCCGCCGAACACCAAGACGGGCCGGCGCGTGCGCATCGCGATCGAGGGCGACCTGCGCGCGGTTCTGGACGAACTGACGACGCGCCCGCGCCGCGTGTCCGGGCCGCACCTGATCCAGACCGAGGACGGGCGGCCGCTGACGTACAGCGCCTTCGCGCAGCGGTTCGACCGCGCGGCCCGTGCGGCGCGCGAGGCGGACCCGTCGCTCCCACGGTTCCAGCGCCGGGACGTGCGCGCGAAGTCGGCCACCGACGAGCCCGCGGACGCGCAGGCGAGGCTCGGGCACACCAGCGCGGCCATGACCCGCCGGCACTACATCCGCGACCCGTGGGCGGACGTGCCGCTGGCTCGGCCGGGGCGGCTGCCGAGGGTCGGGTGACGCGGACCAAAATTGCTCACGCCGCAGGCAGGGTGCGGACCGAAATTCCGCCGCAGAACCGCACGAATGCTGGACCGATACCCTGGTGTATTTTCGGCCGGCGCCGGGGCGAATCGCCTGTCGGATCAGTCGCTTAGGGTCTAGCGCTCAGGTGATGGAGGCTTATCTAGGCCGCCCCGGAAACCCGCATGGCTGCGCGGTGCGCGGGTGTCCGGTCCAAGGCTGACCAGAATTCGCCGCGCGGCGAATCCAGATCGGCGGGTCGGACGCCGCTGCCGGCACCCCGGCTAGTGTGGCGGCGAGGGCGAGGGCAGCGAGTCGCATAGCGGCCTCCTATGGGCCTGTATGAGCCTGTATGAGCCCGTATGGGCTTGGGCGGCGTGTCATGGCGTGGGCTATTCGCGCCCGAGAATGGTTAAAACACCTTCTTCGCCAGGGAATACGACATAGTTAGACGTGCCGCCGCCCGCGCTGCGTGACCCGCCGTCGAGATAGCGCACGCCAGGAACGCCGCGACTCCGCAAAAACTCAGCCGTTTGTGCTGGCGGGCGCCCTTGATTCAGGTGATAAAGCACCTGCGATGTCGCCAGGTCTTTAGTGTTGTAGAACTTTTCTAGCGCGGATACGTCGACAGCCTTGCGCACCGATTCCGGCTGTTGGCTCCATGGCTTGTCCCAATCCAGCATCCGCGCAATGGCTTCGTCGGGGAGGTCGACTTTGTAAAGTGCGCCCATGTTTGGCGAGCCGTTTTCAAGCACTCGAATCACGTCATCGGCAAACTTTCGTGCATCCCCGGTCAGATTTGGCGTTATCTGCGAACGAGCGGCCTCTAACGCCTTTTCTGGCGTTTTGTACATTTTCAGCAAGTAGGCGGCCTGTCCATCCGCGCCCGCGCTGATCCCGGTCGTCAGCTTGTCTCGATAACTTCGCGCAACGTCCTTTGCATCGGCAAAGTACAGCCCATGCCCATACGCCTGCGCGCCCTCGCCTGTGCCGATTCTGCTGCTATCAAACTTGTCGAACTTGTGCGGCGACCCATGAAACACGATCGCCCCAGCTTGGTTTCGGGTAGCGGTGTTCATCGGCGTCGGCGCGCGCAGGTTTTCCCCGGCCTGAAGCAGCCCTGCGGCAATCTGCGGCGCGCGGGCGGCCGTCACGATCGGCAGAACATTCCCGATCGTCTCGCCCAGCAAGCCCGCCTGGAAATTTCCCGGCTGGCGCATAAGCCCGCGGTCGCGCATCCACTGCGAGCCGCCAACGGGCGCGGCGGGCATAGGTAGGCCCGCGGCAAGTAGCCCCATGTTGATCAGATCAACCGGCCCGGCCACGACGCCGGCCGCGGCGTTGCTAGCCCCCTGCGCCGTATCGCGCAGCAGGCCGAGTAATCCGCTCATGGTCTAGCCCTAGATAAGCGCGGCTTCCGCGGCCCGTCGCCGCTCGAGCCCGCGCAGCCGCTTGCCGGCGGCGAACACCCAGCGCATCAACTGCGCGGGCACGTCGTCCCACGCGCCCGCGTTGACCCGGCGGCGCAGGGTCGACGCCCGCAGCGCGCCCGTGCCGACGTTAAACGCGAAGTCGGTGATCGCCGCGAGCCTGCCAGGCGTGTCGACGCCGGGGCACAGCGCGACTACCTGCGGCATGTATTCGCGCTCGAGCGACAGCCGCAGCAGCGCCATCGCTTCCTCGCGCGTGATCGGCGGGTCGGACAGCCGCACGGCGCGGCCGTCGAGATAGCGGGTGGCGCCCACGCCGATCGTCGCCACGCCCGCGGGGCATGCGTACGGGTGCAGGTACACGCCCTCAAACCGCACGCACAGCGCCTCGACAATCGGCAGCGCGTCGTCCGTCATTTCCCGCGCTTGCTGAGGCTGCGGTCGGCGATGTACACGCCGATGATCGCGGACACGAGCGCCCACCCCTGCTCGTCGAGTGCGAACCCGCTGCGGGCGAAGTGCCCGGCGATGAGCAGCGCCGCCATCGTCGCCAGGCCGGGGCGGATGGCACCATTCCACGCATCCACCCAAGCCACGCCGACGCTGCGGCTGGTGGCGCGCACGGCTTCCACGAAGGCGTCCGTTTCCCCGCGGGCGATGTCCGCCTCGCCCTGCACGCGGACCACGGACACCTGCGCTTCCGTCTGCAGCCGCACCATCTCGACTTGCTGGCCGTGGCGCTGCGCCTCGATCTGCGCCTGCGCCTGCAGCATGGCGAGCTCGTGCTTGTGTTCCTGGTGCTTCGTCCACGCGGCGGACAACTCGCCCCACACCATCCGGAACGCGGAGCCGCCCAGGAACGATAGCAGCGTCTCGATCATCGCAGCACCCACATGAGCATGGCCCGCGCGGCGAGCCAGAACCACAGGTCGATGAGGATCATTCGCCCGACTCCGTGTCGATGCGTTTGCTGGGCTGGCTGACGAGCCGCATCCAGCGGAACAGCAGGTAGGCGATCTGCAACATTACGTAACCCAGCGTGACGATCAGCACCCAGTCGTGCAGCGTCACTCCCCCGGCTGTGACGCCTGCGGTAGCGACCGCAGGCGTGGCGCGCAGACTCTCGGCTGCGACTTCTTTGCGTTGGGACATGGCGTTTCGTCCGCGGGCTAGGTGTGGCAGGATGCGGGCATGGGAACATTGACGTTGGCACTGGTCTTGCGTCCGCTGATCGCACTAGTGCTGCTCGTGCTGATCGTGCGGCCGATCTGCTGGGCGATCTGGCGACTGCTCCCGGACGGGAAGGTTCGGCGCGTGTTGTTCCGGCCTATCGCGTGGCCTCGCCGAGCAGCCCGGAGGTGATCAGCATCTGTCCCGTCGGACTGCCAAGCAGTCCGGCCGAGCCGCGCGTCAGCATCCCCGGTCCATAGTTCGGCGCGTTGACCGCCATCCGCTGGAACGCTGGCGACAAGATGGTGGACCGCACCGCGGGGCGGCCCGCAATCATCGCCAGCGCCGCCGGGCTGCCAGTCACAGCACTTGCCATGCCGCCGACGCCATAGTCTAGCGGCGACACGCCCGGCATGCTGCTGGTGATGTCCTGCACTGCGCGCGGGAAGTTCTGCCCCATCGTCGCTACGGTCTTGAGATCGCCCGACAGCGGCTTGCCCTTCGCCAGTTGCTTGGCGAGTTCGCGAGCCGACACGCTGCCCGTGCCCTCGCGCAACGCCTTCTCGACGCTGTAGGTCTTGGCGATCGTGGTGCGCGCCTCGCGCAGCGCAGTGACGGCCTCCGGCGACCCGGTGGCGGTAGCGTGCCGCTCGAGCTGCGCCTCTAGTGCATCGGCCAATTGCCGCTGCGCACGCCCTAGCGCCTTCTCGGAGCCTTTCGCGAACGGCGCCAGATTGGCCTCGGCCTGCTCGCGCAGAACCTGGATCGCGTCCACCGCGCTGTTGGCGTTGAACCGTTCAACCTTGAACGACTCGACCAGTTCCGCCGCTTCCTTGCTGACGACCTTCGGAAAGTCCTTCGCGGCGCTGTTGAAGCGCGCGCCGATGTCGTCTACCGACTGCACAAACGCGCCGTCGGGCACAACCTCGCCAAGCCCGCGCACAGCCCCATAGGCGCCGGACGCCTGCCGGCGGATGCCCGCCAATGCCTCGCGCGTCAGCGGGGCGTCGTCTGCCAGTCCGAGCGCCTGCCGCACGAGCCCGTCGGTGACGGGCTGGTTTTTGATGGCAGCACCTTGCGCCGTCGAGATTTTGCCGGCGAATCCTTCCAGCATGCGGTTGGCGACCGTCGGGTTCGCCGATGCCGGCGGGATCGTGTACCCGGCCGCGCGACTGGCAGTGATCGCGGTGTCCCGCACCTCGTTTGCGGCGGTCTGCTTCGCCGCACTGGCTGCGGCGCGCCCGGCCACCCACTGCGCGATCTTGTCACCACCGACCTTCGCCGCCGCGCCGATGCCGCCGCCGATCGCCGTGTTCGCGGCCCGCTCCGCGGCAGAGTCAGCGGGCATCGCACCGCCCATGCCGGCGCCCACGAGCGCCTGCCCGAGCAGCGTGTTGCCGCCCGGCACCATCGTGGCGAGCACCGCGGGTGCGGCCGTACCGAGCACGTCCCCGACCTTGCCGCCCACTGTGGAGCCGAACGCCTTGTCGGCCGCGGCCAATTCGTTGCGATCGGCCTGCGTGCCGCCGCCGAACATCTGGCGGATGCCCAGCCCGTACCGCTGCGCCGCGGTGGCCGCACCGTCCAACACGTTGCCGGCAAAACTGTTACGGCGAGCCATCTCGGCGTAGGCGTTCTCCAGTCGCTGCTGCTCGTTCGGCATCGTGATAGCCGGCCCGTCCTCGATGACGAACCGCCCCTGCGTTGCCGGCGCGTCCTCAATCACGAAGCGACTCATTTCATCTCCACCCACCTGCCGCCCTCGCTGCGGTAGGTCTTGCCGGACACTGTGTCGCGGGCAGTCTTGCCGTCGTACTCACGCGCGTTCGGCAGCATGTCAAAAGCCGTCGGCGCCCTATCGCGCCGCGGGCCGGGCAGGCTGTCGGGCGCGGGCCGAACGCCCGGCCGCTCATACGCGCCACGCCGCTCGCGCAGATAGCGTTCATATCCGTTGAGCTTGTCTTTAACCTGGTCGGCGTTGTCCGTCTCCGCGGGCAGGAACGAACGCAGCCGCGCTAGTTCCTGCGCCGTCTGCGCCGCGCCCGACCGCTCGTTGATCGACTTGGAAACAACGTTGAACACGAACGCACGCGTCTCGCGCTCCTGCGGCGAGTCCATGCGGCCGGCTACACTCTCCGGCACCGTGCCCGCCAGCGTCGCCAACCCGCGCGACATGCTGAACGCGGTGGGCGTGCGCTGCACGCCGCGGATCGCCTCCTGGATCGTGCGCAGTTCCGCGTCGATGCCCGAGACTTCCTTTTGCGTGTTGGCGTCGACCTTCGGCGGCACGGGCTTGCCGTCCGGTCCGATGGCCGGGATCATCGCGCCATTCGGCGCTGCGCCCGTCGGGCGGTAGACCCACGCACCACGTTCCGGGTCGTACTCCGGTCGGCCGCCCATCTCGCGCGCGCGGGCATCCGTCAGGTCTTGGCCGCGCATCGTCACGCCACGGCCCGCCGCCGCATCCCGCGCGGACTGCTGCTCGCCTGGCGTCATCTGCCGCGGGATCGGCGACGCCTGCTCAAACGGGTCTACGAAGCGGATATCCGCGCCCGTATCGACGCGCTCGAGCGTGCGTCGCTGGCCGCCAACCATCTGCGGCGCCTGTCCGGGTGCGACGTAGCCCTGCGTCTCTCGGCCGGTGCGCTCGTCGAACCACGTCCGCCATTCGGGCTTCGGGAACGCGCGGTCGATGGCTGCCTTCAGGTCGACGCGCGCAAGCGCCGCGATCGACGGATCGCGCTGCGCTGCCTCGGCGATGAAATCCTCGCGGAACTTCGCCGCTTCCGCTGCTGCGGCCTGCTGCTGCTGCATTTGCTGCAAGTCGAGGCCGAACCGCTGGCGCTCCATCCCGAACCGCTCGCGCTGCATGTCCATGTTGCCGCGCTGCATGTCCATCTGCTCGCGCATCATCTGCTCGCGCAGCGCCTGCGCCGCCGCCTGCCGCTGCGCATCCTGGCCGGACAGCAGGCCTTGCGCGAACGCCATCGGCGCCTGCGCGAGCCCGCGCCGGCTGGACATGAGCGCAGAGCCCGCGGACAGCAGGCCGAGCGACAGCGGGTCGATGGTGGGTCCAAGCAAGCTCATGGCGTCCCCGGTGCGTAATTCCAATCGTTGATTCCGCTAGCATTCCAGTTCGGACGCCAGTACTGCGGCGGCTGCGTCGCGCCTGGCGTCGTGCTGTTTTGCTGCCGCGGGCCGAACAAGTTGTTGCCGATCGCCCAGCCCGACAGCGCCCCGCCGAGCGCGCCTTGCCACGGACTGACGCCGGGGTCCGTGCGCGTGGCCGACGACTGCCCGCCGAATGCGGGGTTGATCGCCCCGCGCAGCACGTCGAGTTGCTGATACGGATACTGCTGACGGCGGTCGAACTCGGACCGCTGGTAGTTGTTGACGTTCTGCTGCTGCTGCTGCTGCAACATGCCCGCGGACAAAAGCCCCTGCGTGTTCGCCCGCTGGTCCGCGGCGAAGCCCAGCGACGACCGCGCGGCGGCATCCTGCGCGTTGCGCTCGTCCCGGAAATTGCCGTAGTACAACTGATTCATCGTCTGCCCGAGCGCATCGCCGAACGCGCGGTCGCTGTTCTGCAGCGTCTGCCCGAACGCGCTGCTGTTGTTCAGCGTGCCGCCGCCCATCGCCTGCCGGCCCATGAGCCCCGCGCGCGTGCCCGTCGCATACGCCTCGCCCATGCGGTCGCCGATGCCCTGCGCGTAGCGGTCGAGGAACTGATTCGGCCCGAGCATCTGCCCGGCGAGCAGCGCGGACTGCTGATCCCGCGCGCGGCCGACCAGCGGATCGCCGTTGACGGCCAGATGCCGCGCCTGGTCGATGGCGAGCGTCTGGTCCGGCGTCATCGGCGCCACGCCCGGCCCGGTGTACTCCTGGAACGGCTGCTGCGACAGCGCGTCCGCGCGGCGCAGGAACGACTCCGCGTACGGCTGCAACCACGGCGGCAGGCTCTGCGTGTTCGTCTGCGTCTGCGACTCGGGACGAGAGCCCGCAGCGCCCGCGATCGCGCCTAGTGTCGCGCCGGCCAGCGCCGGATTGCCGGCGAGCGCCGACCCGATGCTACCCAGCATGCCGGCGCCACCTGCCGCACCCTGCAGCGCCGCAGGCACAGTAGCCCCTCCCGCTGCCCCTGCGCCTCCCGCAAGCGCCGCACTGCCTGCCTGCGCAGCCGTTTCGGACCCGCCAATCGCCGCCAGTTCGGCCGCCGTTAGCCCCCCGGCACCGCCCAAATATGCGCTCGCCAACCCGCCCAGCAACGGGCCGCCGACGCCTACTCCAATTGCCCCCGCTAGACTGCGCCGAAAGTTTGCGTTCCGGTCGTACTCCCGCTCCTCGGTCGTCGCCTGCCCGTCCGGCGTCATCCGCGTGACCGTCTCGCGGTCGCGGCCGTCGTTCAATTGCGAGATGGTGATCGTCCCGTCGGCGTTGACCATCGCGGTCCGCCCGTCCGGCAATTGCACCGCCTGCGAGCCGCCGGGGTCGTAGGCGAAACTGCCGCCCTCGCCGGTGGGCGAATAGCTCGGTGCGCGCGGCGCCATGCCGCCGGAGCGCATGTACAGGTCGATCAGTTCCTGGTAGGTCATTTCGCGGTCCAACCTGTTTTAAGCCCGGCGTCAGCCGTTTTAACGTACAACGTGGTCGACGTGCTGCCGTCCGTGCGCAGGTACAGCGCACCGCGGTCCGCAGCAATCACGCCCTCCGGCGAGCCCTCGCCGGTAAAAAGCCGGCCGGCAAAAGCGTTATGGAAAATCGCCAACGTGCGCAACTCGCGCAGCGCCGGCAGCGGCAGGTCTAGCCCTTCCGTTTGTACAGTGCGTCTCATCGCTGTCCGGCACGCGGCATCTCGACTTGATACCCCAGCACTTCGTACATGCCGCCCGCGTCTTGTCGAAACTCGAGCGAATGCCAGCGTGCAGAAACGTGAAAATCATAACGGCCGTCTGCCGTGCGCGCCGCTGCAGTGCCAATGACCCAAGGCGACAACCCGTCGTCCAACGTCGCACGCGATCGCGGAATGCAGATTGCCGCAACCGCCGTACCCGTTAGCCGCACGCGCGCACCAGTCAGCACGGTGACTTGCTGGTCGTTGCCGATAAAATTGCTCGTGAACTGCGATTGCTGCACTGGCCCGCGGTACACGCGGCAGCCAAACGTCGTCGCGTCCATCACCAGCGGCACATTCTGTCGCGGCCGAGCCTCGCTCGTCAGGGTTGGCACGCTGTCGCTGACGTACGCAATCGCCGTAGCGTTGCTGGCGAAGCGACCCCAGCGGTCGAAAACTGGCGCGTATGCGACGCCGCCTTGGTACACCCCAGCGACTGCCGTTTGGTAAAAATCCTCGTAGTACCACCGCACGACGCGCCGGATCGAATCCCACTGCGCCATTGCGCGGATTTTGCCGCCGAATGAGGCGCGCGATTTGAACCACTCCCACGGCGCGGACTCGATCCGCTGCAGTTGCGCACCGCTAAACGCATAAAATCCGTCGGCTGACAGGAAATACAAAATCCCTTCAGCCTCGCACACTGCGTCGTGAGACACGATGCCAATCTGCGCAGATACCACGCGCCACGCCCACGGCACGCTGGGATCGCCTGTAAACGTGCCGCGCAAAATGGACGTCGCCTTGAAGGCGATGATGTCGTCCTGGAACGCGACTAGCCGGACCACGCCGCCGGGCGTTTGCATGAGCCGGTCGCGGCTTGCAAACGTCGCCACGTCCGGCGCCCAGCTCGTCACGTTTTGCAGCGCGCAGGTCCAATAGCCGTCGGCATACGGGAACGCGCCGTCGTTGATGTTCGCCAGCATGACGAACCCGGACTGCACGCACATGGTTCCCGCGGCCGGCGCACCGCTGACGTTTGCGAATCGAGTTCCCGCCTCCGGTAGCGGTGTCGTTTGCAGCTGATTCGCGTAGCTGACCGCGAGCGCGTCGACGCCAAAAGCCCCAAATCGCCACCCGTCGTCCTGAGTGTCCGTGACGGTCACGTATGGCGTCGTTCTCGTCAACGGCAACAACGTGCCGGAAATTGCCGCCGAAATTGTCGTTGCCGTTCCAAGCAACAAAATCGGCAGGAAGTTGCCCGACTGCTGAACCAACGCAGCGCCGCGACATTGCGTCGGCAAGGTCTGCGTATACGTAACGCCTGCTGCCACCGAAAAATCCGGCGCGTACCCGCGCGCCGTCGGCAGCATGTTTGAGATATCCGTCAGAATTCCCGGCGTCGTCGGATCAAGGTCCGGCGCCCATGCCACAAGCGGCTGATTAGGTGTCACGCGGCACCCTTACCCAAACCTCGACATCGCGCGGCAGCCGCGACCACTGCCCGTCCACCGGGATCGACGGCGGCGGCGTGCCCGCAGCCTGCACCGTCAAAGTCAACGCCTGCGCCACCGATGGACCGCTGGCATCGGACACGACGGCTGCAATGCTTGCCGATCCCGCGACGGTTGGCGTGCCGCTGATAACGCCTGCCTGGTGCGTCAAGCCCGCAGGCAGCGTCCCCGTCACCGACCAGAGCAACGGCGGCTGACCAGTAGCCCCTAGCGCGGCAGAATACGGAATGCCAACTACAGCAGCCGGTAACGTCGTTGTTGTGACTGCAGGCGCCGCAAAAATGGTTATCGAAAAATCAACGAACGCCGTTCCGCTTGCATTTGTTGCGGTTACACGGATTGGATACTCACCCGCAGCGGTCGGGGTACCACTAAACGTAGTGCCCGACCGCGTAATCCCTGGCGGCAGGGTCCCCGTGTGCGTCACCGTAGGTTCGAGTTGACCCGTAACGGCGATCGTGACTGCGTACAGTGTGCCGACACGACCGGAAGTCAACGACGTCGTTGCAATCTCTGGCGCCGCAGGCGTGTAACCCGATCGATGCACTCGCATCGTCGTCGGGTGATTGGCATGACGCCGCCAAACCCGCATCACCAGCGGCCTACCCGGGATGATGTATTTTGTCGCCGCATTGAACGCGGCACTGATGGCCGTTGCAAACGGCGCCGCGGCCTTATCTGCGCCGGTTTGCAGCAGTCGCCATTGATCCGCGTAATCTCCCGATACAAACGTCGTCAGCGACGCGACGTCGGCCACCGATACGCCGTACGTCGTCGCAGCGATCGTCCTGATGCGTGTATTCAATGTTGCGTAGCCCGTGCGCGCCGCGTTGGTCTGCGCCTCGGTTTGCCCCTGCTGGGGCGGCAGCGTGCCGACGACAATCTGCGCATTGGGAAATGCAGTGCGCAGCTCCTGGATCAGCGCCGCCATACGGTCGCCGATGCCGCTGGGCGTGTTCACGTAATCGTCGCGTCCGGCCCACAGCACAATGACCTCAGGAATCGCGGGCCCCGACGGAATGCCAACGACCAGCCCGGGCTGCGGCGGGACACCGGCCGCGGATGCGACGATCGCTGGCAGACGCGCCGACAGATTGTTGGAGCCGGTCGACAATGCCGCGCCGGCATACCCCTCGTGATCTGGGTCACCGCCGATGGCCGGCGTCAGCACCTGAGACCCCAGCGCGTTGATCGACGTGCCCTGCGCCGCGAGCTGCTGCAACACGCGCCCGCGGATCGAGCGATGGCCGTTTGCCGTCGACTCGTCGCCGCGGATCAGATCGTCGCCAAAAAACAGCAGGCGCCGCGCCGCTGGATCGGTGGTCGTGGGCGGCAGAATCACGCCAGGCGTGCCGGTCGTTGTCCAATCGATCGGGGGACTAGCCAACAAAAAATTCGGTGAAATGCTTGCGAAGTCGGCCGCCTGCATGTTGGCGCGCGACCCTTCGAAATACGTGCTAAACCCGACGCTCTCCCAGTTATTGGTCACCCGCAAGAACGGGCCCAGCCCAACCGCCGGCCAGTATCCGGCCGTTGGAATCGTCGCGCCAGCGAACGGGTACAAATCGCAGCCAATGTGTATAACCAGCTTGGCCTGCGCGCGATCATCTGCCCCGTTTGGATCATCCAAAATGAGGCGGACTTCCATATCGAACGCCATGCCGGTGATGTTCCACGGATCGGCAACCGCCCACGGCGACCCGTAACCGTGGACGATCACCGTGCCGTCATTGCCGATTTTGTGCGACGTGCCGCCACCAGTTTCCGTGCGCCAGCCGCCCAACTGTGCGACGTCAACGACGTTGTACGAGTACCTATTTGATTGCGGCCCGTCGAGATTCGCCACAATCGACCACGCCGAGCGGCGAACCTGTGACCGGAACCGCCGAATGTGCACGCGTGTGTTTGTGGCCGTGTGCAGGTTTGCGTCCGGGTTCGTTGCGTTTTGCTCGGCGCAAAGGACAAACCACGTCATCCCCGCATACCACCACGTATCGCGCGAATACGGCGCAGGGTTGTACCAGCTCAATTGATCGCCATGCAGCCTGTGGCCCGTGTGCATGGTCGTGCCGTCATACCAGGACGGCGAGATACGGCGCGCGGACGCCACAAACGGCTTTGCCTCGTGCCCCGCGCGCATCGCGTCGATGACGCGAATCACGTTCGCCATGTCACACAGCCTTTACCGTGCCAACGCCGCGCTCGCCCGACAACCCCAGCCCGGTGTTGTAGGCGATGACGTTAACCTGCGCGTTAAGCGCCACCCCCGACGGCGCAGGCACATGCAACTTGTTTCCGGTCGACTGCGCAGTGACGTTTGTGAGAATGGTTGCGCCGGCGGCCGGCGACCCGCTGCTCATCTCGACCGTCCATCCGGCGGAATTGTTGATCGTGATTGCTGGGCTGGCGTTCGGGTCTGGGTCAAGCAAGATTTCTACGAAGAACGTGCCGGAAATGAGCTTGAGCGTAACGATGATTGCCAAGTAGCCGTCGTCAATACCCGTCGTGTCAACGGTCCACGCTGCCGACAGCGGCGAAACGCTGTTCAAATCCGCGTAGCTCGCCTGGAACGGCACGGCAACGAACGGGGATACCTGGTTGTACGATGCCCACGCGGTAAAGCCGGCCGGTGCAACGGATGGCGGCGTCGCGGACCCGTTAAACAAAATTGAGCCCAAGCCAGCAACGGCAGCTATGGCGAATTCTTGCGCTTGCGAAAGACTGGCCGTTGGACCAATAGACACCGACGCGTTCGGGTAATCGACGCTTGCATCCGTCGCAATGTCGACCGCGCTAGACGCAACCACGCCGCCAACTTCGAACGCAAACCACGACCCAAACGTATCGCCGGTTTGTGCTTTGACAAGCGTCAGCGTGTGCGATCCTGCCGCAGCGTTTTGCAGCAGGTACAGCGTCAACGTTAAACGGTTGCCGCCGCCAGCGTTTTGCGAGTTCCGGGTGCGCGTGAGCGCTGCAGTCAGAGCGCCGCCGTTGCTCGACGTCACCGACGTGACGTGCGGCGTCAGCGCATCCTGCCGGTACGTGGCGACCAAGCACCCGATTGTGGACCCGGCAACCACCGACGTGAGCGACCGCGTTTCGTTACCCGTTCCGGCCGCAAAGGTTGCGACGGCAGTCGTTTGTAGCGGTGCTGGCATGTCTTATCCCGGCGTGACTGCGAGCGGCGCCGCGCCGACGGCAATCTGCCGTGCGCTGCGGTTTTGCTCGGCGATGAACTTGTCCACGATCTGCAGCGCCATCATCGCGCGCGGGTCGTCGTGCAGGAACACCCGCGCTTGTGCGATGGCGCCCATGCGGTAGATGTCCGGGCGCTTGTTCAGCAGCCAATTGCTGTCCCCGTCCGCGGCGAAGTCAGGCAGCGCGGCGTAGTAGGTCAACTCGACCGCGGTGGACGACGGGAACGGGTACACCCGGAATTGCATGTCCTGGATCGTGTAGACCGGGACATAGGGCACCGCCGCGGTTTCGACCAGCCGCTGCATCTGCCACGGGGTTTTGTATTCCAGCACCTTTCCGCCAGCCTCGAGCAACCGCATGGCGCGGAAATCCGTCGGCAGCGCCGTCCACTCGCCGGTAAGCGTGGTAGATGCGACCGCCTCCATCTCCGGCGTGCGCAGCTCGTCGCTGAACCGCGCGGTCGCGTCCGCGATGAACGTCGGCACGAACGCCGTTAGGTCAGATCGCTGCAGGAAGTCGGCGACCTGCGTTTTCAGTTGGCCGTAGGTGATAGGCATTACCCCACCCTCCACGATGAGCCGTCGCTGTATACCGGCACCACGTTTGCCCCCCCACCGGCGAGCGCGGACGCTAGCGTCGTGACGGACGAATCGGACACAAGTGCGCGTTGCCCGGCGGGGTTTGGCGAAGGCAGCGTTGCGACCGTATAAACCGGCACTCGGAACGTCCCTCCATCAACCCCGAGCCCGACATCCGAACGAGACAGCCGAACGTCATAATCTTCCGCGTCGAGGTTTTTGAAATCGATGTATGGCGTTGCGGCTACGATTTCTAACGCGCCGTCCGGCCGCAGCACCACGCCCTTGTTCGCCGCGCTTGACGCCGACATAACGGGCGCCGACGTGATCGACGCCAGGTTGATCGTGCCGGCCGTGTTGCCTAGAAACAGCGTTGAATATTGGTCGACAGTTAGCCTTGCGGTATTGACAGTCGGGTTGATCGCCCAGCCAGTGTTCAGGTCGAACTCGGACGCGCTGACATGCACATAGCACGTCGTGTCGGACACGCGCAGGCCGTCGCCGGTGTTGCCGTAAATGTGCGCTTTGACGATAAGCCGCGCCTCATTGCCAGCAGACACCAGAATTCCATGCCCGCCGCTTGTCGACCCAGAGATCCACGCGCGCACGATGAACCGCGCAGCTAGTGCGGATGACTGATTCAGAACTAGCCCCGCCGTCGCGCACGTATCAAGTGTGCATTCGTCAGAGAAAATCGCTTCGCGGTTTGCTGCATTCGTCAACGTCTGGTCAATCACCACGCCGCCCGCCGCGCACTCCGACACGTCCACGCGGCCAAAATAAACGCCGCCGCACGCGCCACCGATCCGCACGCCCGCGCCCGCGGCCTTAAAGACCCGCAGCCCGTCATCGAATGACAATTCCGCGCCAAAACTCTGGTTTGAGTTTCCGCGCGCGCAAATGCCGTCCTGCGCCGCAACTACCTCGCCACCCAAAACGGCGCACTGAGAATAGCGGTCGAAGTAAATGCCGTGATAGAGCCGATGCTGATTCGACGCGGCCACGTACCCGTCGATGTAGCCAACGCGGACGTTTTCGAGCACGCTATCGCTAATCAGCCGGCCATTGACACCATAACCGCCGGTCTTGGCGGTCGTCGCCCATAGCGTGATGTCGCGGATGCAGACGCGGCTAATCTCGTTCGTGCCGTCGCCGATTTGGATGATGTCGGTCGAATCGCCCCCGGTCGCAACCAGCAACACATTGCCCACGCCTGAAAGCGTCGTGCCGTCGACAAGAATTTGCACCGGGCTGGCAACCGCGTACGCCCCGCCGGGAATGATGACATTCCGGCTTGCCGCGAGAGCGGCATTGATAGCCGCGGTGTTGACCGATGCCGGCGCGCTTTCGCTCACCGCAGGCACGACCGCGCCCGACAACCCGATCTCGTTGACGTTGCGGATGGCGAACTCCGCGCCTAGCCTGTATTTAGTGCCCGCTATCTTCACCGTCACGGCTTGATCCCTTCGATTCGCATATCACGCTCCGGCACGTGCCACTGCGGCGGCGTGGATACCACCGCAGCTAGCCCGGCATCGGTCATCAGTTCCATCAGTTCGGCTTCGGAAAAGCACCAGCGGTGACACATCGCGTCACTGCGATAACTTGGGTCGCCGTACAGCGCGAGCATCGTTAGCCGCGCCTTGTACGGCCGCTGGCCGGTCGCAGCCGCGACCAGGTGCGCGAGCACCTTGTCGAGACACGGACACTCGAGGATCAGCCGCCCGCCAGGCTTTAGCACTCGCGCCCACTCGGCGAGCAGCGCCGACGTTTCCCAGCGGCCGAAGTGCTCGATCACATGGCAGGCGAAAACCTCGTCCGCGTATCCGTCCGTAAACGGCAGCGCGCGCAGGTCGCACTCGTGGTCGGGCTTGCTACCCGACCAGTTGCCCGGCATGTCGACGTTGATGTAGCCCGGCAGCAGTTTCCCTCCGCAGCCGAGATTCAGACGTACGACAGCGCTTCCAGCCACAGCTTTGCGATTCGCTTCGGGTTGTACTGCCAGCCGACGTAGTGCTGCGCCGCGCAAATCCTGTGCATCACCTCGTCGTGATGCGACAGCGCCCACTCGACGCCCTCCGCGATGTCGCCCACGTACACGCCCAAATCGCCATACGCCGGCAAGTAGCCGCAAATTGGGAACACCCCGCGGCGAATCGACTCCACCGCGCGGTTGCCCGACTTGCACGCGCTTTTGCCCGTCGGAATCACGCACAGGCCCGCGTCGATAAACTCGCGGTCCATCGCATCCGGCGACCACTGCACCACCCGCACACCGGGCGGGCCGGAATCGACGTTGGAAACGATCGCCAGCGGCCGGCCTGCGAGCCTGTCCAGCCACGGCACCAGATCGCGCAGGTTCGTTTTGTGGCCGAACCAGACCAGCCGCTCGTGCACCCGCGGCTTTCCTTCGGGCGCCTCCCACGGGTCAGGGATGACCCATGCATCGCGCCCCGTCTCGGCCTTGATGCGATCGCGCATCGCCGCGGAATTGCACGTCACCGCGTCGGCCTGCGAACACGCCAGCCGGTAGTGCGCGTCGTGCACGCCGCCGAAGTGGTCGTCGCAGACGTCCATCACGACTTTGCGGTAGCCCGCGGTCGCCTCGTCCCACGACCAGCCGTGCTTGCCGATCACCAGGATGTCGCGGCCGCGCTCGATGCCTAGCTCCGCGAGCTCGCGCTGCGGTATCTCCGCGCGCAGCCGCGTGGACGCCAGGTCGGGGCGGATGCCGCGGAAGGTAATGCGCGGCTTCACGGCTCAACACCAGCCCATATCTCTCGGCGCAGCACAGCACTAATCGTCGACTTGCTTACCCTGTATTCGACAGCAAGATCCCGCTGCTTTTTTAGGCGCCCAACTCGCCTAATTTCTAAAACCTGATCTTTAGTTAGCCGCGCCTTCCAGTGCGCCTCGCCGCGCGGCGGAGTTTTTGGGCCTGTGTAATTGCACCGGCCCTTGCTAATCATGTCGGCGCTGTTTTCGCGTGCCGTACCAAGAAACAAGTGCTCGATTTTTACGCACGCCGGGTTGTCGCATGTATGGCATACGTACATACCGGGCTGAACCGGGCCGTTGTGCTGCTCATACCACCACCGGTGCGCTCTCTTGTTCTTCCCGCCAACCCGAAACACGCCATACCCACTTTGAAACCGAGCGGCCGCCCACTCTACGCAGCCAGTTTCATGGTTTGTTCGGCCTTTGCTGCGAAACCTAAGGTGATTTTTTGTCATGCGCGCTCCTTTGCACGTATGACTATCTCAACGGGATTTTCTCCAATAACGTTTACAGTTCGCAGCAACATTTGGTGCCATTCGCGCGAATGCTCGCAGTCTTTGTAATGCGCGAACGCTGGTATGCCAAGCGTAAAGTGAGCTAACGCGGCCTTATCGTTAAGCGGCAATTCAGAAACCAGATGGTTCCATGTCGCCGGCAGCGCCCCCACCAAATCGTCTTCAAGCCACTCAAACCTATGCAAGTGCTGCGACGTCGCCATGCTGACATACGAAGGCGTTAGCCGTCTCATCGCAGGATGCCCGCAGTTCAGCAGCATTACCGACGATTGATTTTTTTTCGGGTACTGGATGTTGTCGTTCTCGATCGGCGACCCGACGTACTTTCGCGGGGCGCTTGTCCGGTAGTCGTGCTTGACGACCTGCACGGCGTACCGCGAATCGCGCAGTTCCCACAGGTCAGCGACGTCGGCGCGGAACAGCACGTCCGAGTCGACGAACAGCGCCCACCCCGCGAAATCCTGCAAACACGGGATCAGGTAGCGCGACGTGATGAACTGGTTAGTGCCGTCGCGGTGGTCAGGAAACCACCTCAGCGATGCGAGCGTCAGCGCCTTGATTGCCACCGGCACACTCGCCGTTTCGATGATGCTCTGCGTCGCCACATGCCACGCCGCAGCCTCGCGCGGGTCGTAGCCCATCCAGATAGTCGGGTGCACTCAGAAGCCTTCTGATCGTGCCAACCCACGGTTCGCCTGCCCGCTGCCGAAACACGCGGGCGCTCCTGTACCACGGATAAACAGGGAGCGCGTAATTCCAGCTCGGCCTAGACGGCACGAGGACGACGCCGGGCACGCCGAGCGCACCGGCGACGTGGTGAACGGTCGTGTGGATGCCGATCACCATGTCCAACTCAGCGACTAATGCCGCGGTGTCGTCGTAATCCGTCGACTCGACCGCGCGCTTCCAATGCTTCACCGGCAGGCCCGTTGCCGCGATCTCCGCGGTCGGGTCTTTGTACTGCAGCGACACAAAATCCGCGTCCAGCCCTTCGATGAGCGGCCGGAACGCCTCCAGCCCGATCGCGCGTGCAGCGGCTTTCGTCCACCTTTTCCCGCCCGACCAGCACAACCCGACCTTCGGCCGCGGCCCGAGCGTGTCGAGCAACGCACGCCACTGCACGCGCCGCTCTGGGTCCGCCACGAGATACGGCGTGCCGGGGCACGACGCTGGCGACGGCCGGTAAAACTCCGGCAGGCCGGCAATGCCGACGCGGTGCGTGATCGCGTGATCGTTCGGCCACTCCACGCCCTGCTTCAGCCGCGTGCCGTAGACCGCGACGTTCGGGAACGACCGCCTAAACAGCCCTTCCAGCCGCGGATCGCACTCCAGCACCAGCGATGCGGCATCGCGCGCGGCATCCTGGATGCACGACGCGTAGACGATCTCGTCGCCGAGCCCTTGCTCGCCGTAGACGAACAGGTTGGCGCCTTTCTCACCCTGCCAGCGCACCTCGTCGCCGACGACGATTTCCTTGCGCCACTCGCTCGCCAGCGTCGCCGCGTATCCCTTCCAGCCGCGCTCCCAATCGCCCAGCGCCAGGCACGCATAGCCCTGCGTCATCCGCGCGCCCATGTGCTGCGGCTCGCGCGCCAGCACCCGCTCGGCATACCGCAGCGCGCGGTCGAAGTCGCCTTCCTCGAGATACGTCGTCGCAATCTCGTGTTCGTACTTGTTCTCGCCGCGCTTGGCCGCTTCCTGGAACATCTGCCGCGCGCGGACTTCGTTGCCCATGCGCTGATGGTTGACGGCGATACCGGCCCAAAGCTCGCCCTTCTGCGGCGCGACCTGCACGGCCCGCTGCAGCACCGCACAACTCAGCCCGTGGCGGCCTGCGCGCTGGAACAGGTAGCCAATGAGCATCAGCGCATCGGCGTTGTCCGGCTCGTCGTTCAGCACCTCGGACGCGATCTTGACTGCGCGGTCCGGGTCTTGATTCATGATCGCGACCGCCGCGGCGATCGGATCGGATTCCTTAGAACTTGCGGTGCGTCGTTCGGAGATAGGCATATTCTGGCTGTCGAAGCCGCTTCATGATCTCGGACGGGTGCGCCGTGTAGGCGTTGAACCCTTCGTTCATCCACCGCAGCACGACCTCGGGCGGAACGTGCCCGACGTGCCAGTAGGATTCCTTGATCCCGTGCGCGCTGTAGTCCGGCGCGTTCTGCAACGTCTTGCTGTATTCGACGTGCGCAGTGCTGTCGTCTACCGACGTCCGCTGCACGAACTTGCCGTCGGCAAAGCCGATCTCGGTCGTGACCCCAGTCAGCGGGTCATGCTCACGTTGGACGATTTTCATGGGCGGGGTGGGGCGGACCCGAAGGCCCGCCCCGTGGTCATCAGACCGAGGTCAC